AGAAAAAAGAGGGTTTGATGGTAACTATTGGTTATGGGATTATCCAAATTATTCTCGTGATTATGTTGTTGTAGCGGATGTATCTCGTGGAGATTCTAGTGACTATTCCGCATTTCATGTTATTGATATTGAATCGGTAGAGCAAGTTGCAGAATATAAAGGTAAGATTGAAACCAAACAGTTTGGTGCAATGCTTACATCAATTGCTGCTGAATGGAATAATGCAATGTTGGTGATTGAAAACGCAAATATTGGATGGGCTGTAATTCAAGAAGTAATTGACAGAAACTATCAAAATTTATATTACTCTTATAGAGAAGTTGGATACATTGATGATGATATTCATCTTCGTAAAGGTTGGGATTTAAAACGAAAAGAAGATATGGTTCCTGGCTTTTCAATGACATCAAGAACACGACCTCTTGTTGTTTCTAAACTTGATACCTACATGAGAGAACGAACTCCAATTATACACTCAAAACGATTAATTGAAGAGTTATTTGTATTTATCTGGAATGGGTCACGAGCTGAAGCTCAACGAGGATATAATGATGATTTGGTAATGTCATTTTCTACTGGTCTTTGGGTTCGTGATACTGCATTAAAATTAAGACAACAAGGTATTGATTTAAGCAGAACCGCATTAAATCATATCACAAAAACAAGTGGTGGTGTGTATAATTCAAATATGGGTAATAGAAACCCATGGTTACAAAAAGACAGCCATGGTCAAGACATGGATTTGACTTGGTTACTTTAATTTGGTATTTAACTTTATTTTTTGTATATTTATACTTTGTAAAAGGACACATTTTCATTTAGAAAAAAAATATGGCAGATACATCATTATTTGGAAGGCTTAGAAAACTATTCGCTACCCAAGTCGTTGTAAGACGAATTGGTAAGGGTAGGACACAAGCCATAGATACGCAGAGACTACAATCATCTGGTAATATTCGTGGCACATCATATTACGATAGATATGGTCGTATGCACACATCTCGTAGAAATTGGGAAACTTATAATAACCAATTCAATTACCACTCAAACAAATTAGAATTATATACGGATTATGAGGCGATGGATAAAGATTCTATTATCGCATCTATTTTAGATATTTATTCGGATGAGTGCACTTTGAAAAACGACATGGGTGATGTAATTCGTATTAAATCTTCCGATGAAAACATTAAAAAAATTCTTCACAACTTATTTTACGATGTATTAAACATTGAATTCAACCTTTGGTCTTGGATTCGTGGTATGAACAAGTATGGTGATTATTATTTACATCTTGACATTGAAGAAGGAATTGGTATTGTAAATGTGTCACCATTATCAGCATACGAAATTGAACGAGAAGAGGGTTTTAATGAAGAAAATCCATATGAAGTTCGGTTTAAGTTATCATCCATGTCAAGTCCTTATTCAGCTAATACAAAAAGCTCTGGACATTACTTTGAATTCTATCAGATTGCGCATTTTCGTTTAATGGCTGATACGAATTTCCTACCATATGGTCGTTCTTTGTTAGAAGGTGCTAGAAAAACTTGGAAACAATTAACTCTTATGGAAGATGCTATGATGATTCATCGAATCATGAGAGCGCCTGAAAAACGAGTATTTAAAATTGATGTAGGTAATATCCCACCATCCGAGGTTGATAATCATATGCGAGCCATCATTGACCAAATGAAAAAGATTCCATATCTTGACCAAAATACAGGCGATTACAATCTTAAATTTAACTTGATGAATATGCTGGAGGATTACTACCTACCAGTTCGTGGTGGTCAAAGTGGAACTGAAATTGATTCTTTAAGTGGTATGGAATTTGGTGGTATTGATGATATTGAATACCTAAAAAATAGAATGATGGCTGCTTTAAAGGTTCCTAAAGCATTTATCGGATATGAAGAGGGTGTGGAAGGTAAGGCAACACTTGCTCAACAAGACATCAGATTTGCAAGAACTGTTGAAAGAGTGCAAAGGATTGTTTTATCAGAACTTACAAAAATTGCAATTGTTCATCTTTACTCACAAGGATATGAAAATGAAGACCTTGTTAATTTTGAGTTAGAACTTACAAATCCATCTATTATCTACGAACAAGAGAAAGCCGCCTTGTGGTCGGAAAAAGTTACTTTAGTTCGTGATATGAAAGACCTTAAAATGATATCTCAAGAATGGATGTATAAAAACATTTTTAATATGTCAGATGATGAATGGAAGATAGAACAAGGTAAAGTTATTAACGACCTTAAACTTACGTTTAGACAAGAGCAAATTACCAATGAGGGTAATGATCCTGTTAAGACAGGAGAATCGTTTGGAACACCACATGACCTTGCTGCTCTTAATCTCCAAGATGAACAGGAGGGTGGGTCTGAAGAAGGGGGTCAGCCTGGCGCTGGTCGGCCTACTGAAGGTGGAACATTTGGAACTGATGAAAATAATTTTGGTAGAGACCCGTTGGGTGCAAAAACTGATATTGGTAGGGATTCTACTTTTCATAAATTTAAAAATTCAGCATTTGCTACCGAATCTAGCAATGCTTTAAAAGTATCTTTAAGAAACAAAAAACTTAAATCATCTTCAATTATACTTGAATCGTTGAAAGACGATAATTTCAAACAAGAAGTTGGTATGATGGATGAGTCAAAGTTATTGGATGATGTAATTTAACTATATTTATAAAGTAGAACAATAATTAGAAAGTTTGGAATGAATAAACTTAAACACAGCAAGTTTAAAAATACAGGTATTTTATTTGAATTACTTGTAAGACAAATTGCATCGGATACTTTGGCCGGAAAGGATTCTCTCGCGTTAGAAGTTATTAAAAAACACTTTAAAAGAGGAACTGAGCTTTCTAAAGAGTTAAAAATGTATCAAGCTTTAACAAAAGAAAATTTTGATACGCAATATAAAGCTCAAGAATTTGTAAATATTATTCTTCACGAAAGAACAAATTTAAATGATGGAATCCTCCGTAGACAAAAGTATAATTTAATTAAATCAATTAAAGAGTCGTTTGTCATGGAAGATTTTTTTAAATATCGCGTATCAAATTATCGCGAAATGGCATCCGTTTATAAAATGTTTGAACATACTCAATCAGTATCACCTAAAGAATATGTTGAATGCAAAAATGTGATTTTGGAAATTATCACTAAAAATGATGTTGAAATTGTAACTGAAACTTCTGATAAAGAATACTTATCACAACCTAAAGAAGTGCGTATGCTAGCATATAAGTTTTTAATTGATTCATTTAACTCAAAATATACAATTCTTTCAGAATCTCAAAAAACAATTCTTCGTAATTATATCAATAATGTAGACAATTCTGATAAATTAAGAAAGTTTGTATTGTTAGAGGTTAAAAAATTAAAAACTGAATTTAATAAATTAAAAATTAGCGATAAGGTTACACAAATCAAATTAAATGAAACGATAAACCTTATGGATAATATTACATCATCAAAAGTTATCAGCGAAAATCAAGTTCTTTCGTTGTTAAGATACCACGAGCTTTTACACGAATTAAAAAAGGGTTAAAATGTCTAAATTTTTAATGGAACAATTGGAATCTAAATTTAAACAATTGGAATCCGAAAAAGAAATTGAAGAAGCAAATGTAACAGCAAACCTTGATGGTGGTGCTGGTCCACCAAGAACTCCACGAGCTTTTGCTAAAAGTGAAGATGATATGGACAATGACCATATTGAAGTATTAGGTTATAAAAAATCTAAAAAATCAAAACAACATTTTGAATCAGTTTCTAAATTAGAATCTAAATTAGAGAGTTTGATTGAGGCTACTTATAGAGCATACAAAAAAGATGAGTCAATGTCGGCCAAGAAAAAGGTTAATTTGGCTATTAAAGAAATCAATCGTAAATTATACGAAGTAGAACAACTTATAAACCAAAATTCTAAATTAAAAACAGAAATGGGAGTAAGCCAAGGACATTTTTGGGAATCAACAAAAATTCGTTTTGGAAAAATTTCTGAAAGAATGTTAAAAATTTCTCGTAACATTAAAGAATTAGGTGCATAATATGGGTTGTGGTTGTAACAAAAAAAATATTAATGAGTCTCTTGAGGTTAATGACCTTGAGACTATCAGATTAATGATTCGTAGAGAAATAGCACGAATTTTTTTTGATTTATACCGTAAAAGACAAGTTTGGGAGAAATAATGAAGCAATTACTCATGGATGTAATGGTGTTTGAAGTAACACCGACTATGCTTAAAGAGGCTGAGGATAAGTCAGGTCGTTTTTTGGTAAAGGGTGTATTGCAAAGAGCAAACGCTAAAAACCAAAATGGTAGAGTATATCCTAAAAACATTCTTGAAAGAGAAGTTGAAAAATACAAAGGTAGAGAAATTAAACAAAATCGTGCATATGGTGAATTAGACCATCCTGAATCTGCTGTTGTAGAATTAAAAAACACATCGCATATTGTTCGTGAAGTATATTGGAATGGTGATGATGTTGTAGGTACGGTTGAAATATTAAATACTCCAGCTGGAAATATTCTTAAAGAAATTATTAAAGCGGGATGTACTGTTGGTATCT